AGATGTTACACCGAATACTTGCTCACCAGCACCGATACCGGCTTGAGCTGTTCCATATTTAAAGTCAAGATAGAAGATAAGACCAGATGGTAAGTTCATAGGTTGTACGGAAACAAATTCTTGTGAAGCAAGTTCACCAAAAATTTTACGTACAAGAGGAAGTGCCACACCAGACCACTCTTCAGAATTAGTTGATGTACCAGTTTTACTGGCTTCATCAATTAACTGACGGGCTTGGTTCTCTAAGAGAACGGACATTCCTAGAACTTTTTGTTCATCTTTGATACCTTCTAAAAGACCTGTTGGCGCCCACTTGTTTACAAGTCCGCGGGATTCATCGATACGACTTTGGTAAGGATTAAATCCGTCCATAAGTTTCTCGATAGTGCCAAGATTTTTGTTTTTAGACATTATATTTCTCCAATATAATTAGGTTTTTAATTTAGTTATTAAATTAAATAATACCGGCTAACTTCTTGAAGCGGTCTCTCAATTCTGAACCTTCAGCAATAACTTCTTGCTTTTTAGATTTAGTTGAGGCTACTGCTTTGGAAGCTGAACCTTTGGTTTCTTTAATTTCTTTTTTAGTTGTTTTTGTACCAAACGATTCTGCTAAAGTGGAATAAACCAATTTAACTTCACGAAGGTTATGAGCTCTATCAAAGTTTTCTACAACTTTCATTTTCTGGTCATTGGACAAGCCATATGAACGGAAAAGTTTGTTTGTAAATAGTAACTTTGCGTTAAGCAAATTAACTTCGTTCAATTTTGAACGTAGGTATTTAACGACATTGCGATGCTCGTCAAGGTCTGATTGAAGTTTATTGACTTCATTTTTCTCTTCTTCTTCATCTTCTTCTTCAGAAAGAGCTTTGATGACTTCTTCAAGGTCGATTTCTTCTTCGACTTCTTCTTTATCATCATCTTCTTCTTCAGTTACTTTAACTGATTCATGTTTAGCTTTTCCTGGAGTTCCGATACCAGAAGATTTGTCAGCAGAACCTGTTTTATTATCAGAAGAACCAATTCCGGTTGTGTTGTCAACTTCTTCGTCAACTTCTTCACCTTCTTCATCTTCTTCTTCTTTAACAGTTTCTTTCACTTCTTCTTCATCATCCTCTTCTTCTTCAAGTTCACGTAGAACAGCTTCAAGGTCAAGGTCATCAGATTCTTCATCTTCTGTCTCTTCCATTTCTTCTTCTTCTTCGTGTTCTTCTTCAGCAACAACTGGTGCATATTTAACACCGTTGATTTCGATTACGCCTTCTTCTTCCATTTCTTCTTCAGCTTCGTGCTCTGCTTCTTCGACTTCTTCTTCGTCATCTGCATGCATTGCTTCTTCAGTTGAATCGTCATCTGTAGGGTCTTCGTCATCTTCGTGATATCCTTCTTCTGGCGCTTCTTCGGCTTCAGGAGCTTCTTCTTCATCCTCTTCTACTTCATCTTCGTGTTCTATTTCAGATTGAATCTTCTTAGACAACATAGATTGTAGGCGAGGAGTAAAAGCTTCTTCTAAAGCGATTTTAGCGTTTTCAAGAGCTGTTTCACGAACTGCTTTTGCATCTGCAATGGCTTCTTTTAAAAGATCATCCATTACTTTTCTCCTATGATTAAATTAATAATCACGATTTGGATTTAATATAGTTATTGGGAACTACAATGTGATTTGTTTTGATTACACTACAAGATAGCAAAAATGCCGTAGTGTATTTTGTATATATATAAATATATAAAATTTAAAAAAATAACTTAATTATTTGTATCTTGTTTATTTCGTAGACGAGCTTTAGATTTCTTTTCTTTTCTTATAGCAGAAGGTTTTTTGTAGAACTCTCGTTCTCTTAGTTCCAACATTAATTTGGATTCTTTAACCTTCTTCTTCAAGATACCTAAAGCTCTGTCTATAGATTGACCTTTACGAACTTGTACGTAAATCAAATGGCCTCCTAATCTGTTTCATTATCTGCTTTATAGTTTTTATCCACGTAATTAAAAAACTCTTTTTTCTTCTCGTCATCCAATTCATCTGGAGAACTTATTTTGAATTTTTTCATAGCCGATTGGAAAAAAGCGTCATAGTCACCCTCTTTAATTTGAGGTTCTTGACTTTCACCAATTTCGTAATATCTACCAAGAATACTACCCATATCTTCATATAGAGCACCCATTCTTTGTTGTAAGGTTTTAGCTTCAGTAGCTCTCTTACCAAATTGATTAGAAAGACCTGTTAGTTCTTTCATATTACGATTTACCGTAATCTTATCGAACCAGTCTTCAGTTTCACTCAATGTATGTGTTTTAGCTTGATTGGCAATCCAACTCATCTTTTCAGCTATTTTTGTTATATTAGATTCACCAAATATTGATTCACCTAATTTATTGTAGCTTGAGATTTCGTTGGTTAGACCGTTAATGTCAACTTTTTCTTCATTAGCATCACCATACTTTTCTTTAACAATTTTAGCTAAACTAATATTGGTATGAAAAGCAGTATCTGATACTACACCACCCAACATTGTTCCACTAAAATTTTCTTTAAGTAAGTTTTTTAGTTTGATATTCTTAGACATATTATGTCCTTTTCTTAATTAATAATTAAATCTTCAATTAACCAGTAAAAATGATTTTTATTTATAGAAACTATTTTCTATACATATAAATATAAACTATCTTAATTTTCTTGTTTTTGAATACCTTCTGAACCCATCCCTAACTTTATTCCAAAGTACTCTTAAAAATTCTTTTTCACCTGAGTGAGCACTTCTAGCTGGGCCAGATACAATAGCTCTTTGTAAATCAAAGGCATCGTATCTTTTTCCCTTAACGCCATCCATCATCACTTTAATTGATTGTTGTGATGCTTTTCCTAAAATCTTTGACATCTTAACAATGTCCTTTTCAACTATTTCTCGAGCTTCTGGTGAACTATAAGGTTGTTGTGATGGTGAAGTAATTGGTGCTTCATCCATCTCAGTCATTAATTGTTTGTATATTGATTTTTTACTCATTATGCAATCCTTTTAGGACTACCTTTTTGACCAGATAGAGTTAGAGCTATTTTTTTAAGATTTTTTGTTACCATAGTACCCATTGTCCATTTACCTAACTTGACAGGTTTGTTATTGAGAATGAGATACAACATACCTCTTTCAACTTCAAATTGCATTTTATGTATTTCTTTTTTATCGAAACCACGTATCTCAACATCAATCACGAATCCTACTTTGTCTCTTTTACTTACTTTGAATCCACTCTTCATAAGTTTAGCTGATTTAGGTTTAAGTCCTGCTTTTTGAATAGCTTGAACTATACCCCCCAGTATCGTTTCGACTCCAACATCTTCATTTACAGATTCTTCTTTAACAAAAGATTTACCGTGTCCTGTAAATACTTTACCTAATTCCATACCGTGTGGTAGTTGAATAGATTCTTTTACGGATTCTTTTTTAAAAGCTTCATTTAATACCCTCAATAATTTTTTTGCCATATTTGAATCGTCTTGGTTTATATAATCTGCCTCTTGTGGGTTTTTTACAATCTTTTTTATCTTCATTTTATCTGAAGATGACAACTTCATTGATTTTTGTTTTTCTAAAGTATTATTTGTTCCAACCTCATGAGCACTCATTGTTTTTAAATTGAAAGATACTGTTTTCCATTTACCCATACTCTTCTCTACAGCAATTTCTACACCCTTTTTGTAATAATCTTGAAAGACATCACCTGGTTTTACCATTTCATTTACTGATTCATTTTTTAAAAAAGACATATCCATTTTATGTTTCTTCATTGAAGCGATTGCTTGACTCTTACTCATCTTAAATCTTTTCATCAAGAATTTCAGTAGCTCTTCACCACCGATAGATACAGTTTTTTCATTTATGGATTCTGCTTGGATTGAAACTTCTTTCCAATTGTCAGTATCCTTCATAAACTTATTATGTGCGATTACAGCGGCTCTTTTACTTGTATATGTTTTTATCTTTTTACCATCTACATGCATTGACCACTTTCTACCTTCATTTACGGATTCATTTGCTTTCTTCATCAGTTTTGCAATCTTCAGTAACAGACCTCTATCTTTTTTAGAGATAGATTTTAGTTTTCTATCGTTTGCTATCTTTTCTATAGACTTACCGTAAGCTGCAGATGATTCTTTTTTCAAACGACTTTTTTCAGCTCTTCCGCGATTCTTAGATTGTGATTCAAATCCCACAATTTTTCCTCCCTTATGTGATGCATCCTTACCATCACCGTTGCCGTAAGTTCCTTTTTTTCTATTATACTGATTTAATTCAGCTCTATACTTTTTAGATTTAGTAGATGAACCGTATTTCTTATACTCTTCTTTATAATCTCGGTCTTCCTTAACCTTATCAGGTAAATCCGTGTGTTTGGTAGAAGCATATTTTTTAGTAGATGATTTTTTCATAGACTTTGCAGCTTTCTTAATTGCTTTAGATACTTCTGAACCCTTTACTTCACCCTTTTTATAAGCGTGAACTAACCCCATAAACCTTTGTTGAGCTTTAGAGGTAGATGGCATTACCTTCCACCGATTCTCTTATATTGTTCTTTAAAGTTAAGTTCTTCATTCTTTCCATCTTTTTTAATCTTCTTATCGTCTAACTCTTTACCACTTCTTTTATTTTTATGGCTATGTTCTTGTATTTTAACTGGATTAAGATGTTCAACACTTACGTTTTCGTAAGTTTTGTTTCCAAATTTTATGTTACAAAATTCTACATTACCATCCTCTGTTAGAGAATGCCAAGTTACTTCACCAACACCTTCGTTTTTATATTTGGGAGACCCCCAAGTTGCGTGGTGAAATCATTGATGTTGTACTGACTTGTTATATGTATCCATTTTATTTATCTCCTAATATACGTTTAGCATATTCGTCTTTTTTAGGTTCTACTTTTCCTCTAACTACATCTAACACAAAATTTATTGTGATATCGTTAGCTACTAAATCTCCACATCTGGCGGTAACTGTTCCTTTTAAACCATCTATAATGATTGAACCAGTTACACCAGCAAATTGTTTAAATAATTCTGTATCTATGTTATGTTTACCTTCGTCTTGTTGCCATTCAGGTACAGTATAAGTTGTGTAAACATAATCTCTATGGTCTGCAGGAAATGAATGTTTTACTGATTCATCTACTATGTAAACCTTATCTACCTTTGTAGTTAACATTTTATACTCACCATATGTATCAGGTAATGTTACATCATACCAACCGTGTTCTTTATCACTTGTATATGTAGGTTCACCTAATAACTTAGTTAACTCTGTTAAATATTTATCAGCGTCTTCATTTTTAAAGACACCCTCATTTATACGTAACTTTGGAAGAGGTTCACCGAACTTTCTTTCATTCCAGTAATGTTCGTTAAGTATGCTTTTTAATTTAATCATGATACTTTATCCATCAATCGTTTGATTTGTTTTAAAATCTTATTAGTACCTTGAGCATTTTGAAATACACCATAATCTTGTCCAATCTTTACTAATTCATCAAACTGGTCTCTCAAATCATACTTCATCTTCATCCAAGTCTTACTATCAATTTTATTAGATGGTATTACCTTTATACTTTCAGTTACAGATTCGTTATAAACATAAGTATGGTCTTTACCGTCAGGGTCGGCCTTTACGACTTGACCATCACTATGTAATTTTTCCATCTCATCTTTTGTAAATGTTACTGTGTGTTCAGTTACTTGGTGTTTTTCAGCAACTGTTTTTAAAGTAGGGAGAGGTTCACCAAATTTTCTATCCCAAGCGTGTTCACTTAATAAATTTTTTAATTTTAACATATTATTTTACTTTCTTAGTAAGTTTGATAACATCTTTCATAAATGTAGTTACGTGTTTTTTATAGGATTCTTTTATCTCTTTTGCTAATTTTTGATTTTCTGGTCGTGGGTCTTCTAAAAAAATCTGTTCTAACTTCATCATTCTCTCACGAAGTTTTGCTTCAGCTTTCATAACTCTTTGTAATTCTTTGTTAGCTTTAATCTTTTCATCTGGTCCTTCATTCACCGATTCACATGCACAAGATGTTGTTCCACTACACCCACAGTCATTATGTTTTTTTATTACAGATGCTAATGTAGGTAATGGTTCCCCAAAGTTTCTTTCCCAAACATTTTCACTAAGCATATCTTTTAATTTTATCACGTGTTTTTCCTTTTAAATTGTTTCAACTTAACTTCCATTTCAATCACATATTTTTTATACATTGATTGTAGTTCTAATACTTGTTTTTTGTAATCAGCGTCACCATCTTTTGTATCTTGAGCTAAATCTTTAATTAACATCTTAAATGTTCGTTTAACACCTTCAATGTTTCTTTCTATATTTTTAAAATAAGAATCAAATCCAGCAAACCCCATCTTAATTTTATCTTCAAATAAATCTAGCTTTGTATCATCAGAAAGTCTCCAATCTTTCCATTTATCCATCATATTTTTATAATTAGCCATCATTAACCCCTCATAATATCGTTAATTATTGATTCTACCTTACAATAATCACCACAGGCTCTACCCATTGGTTGATTTTTATCTACAGATTCATTTACACCAGCTGGGTGCATAAAAGCACCGTGTGTAGATGGATTTGATACGAAATCAAAAGCTATAAGTTCAAAATCTGGTTGAACTTGGGTTACTTGGTCACCATTAGCTTCACTAACAGTCTCTACTGAACCCATACCTCTTGAAGAGATACCTAACTTAATACCCGCTTTAAATAATTCTTTTAATATATTACCACTTGGTGTACCTAGTACTTCAACTGTACCTAGTAAGTTATCACCTTCCCAATTCATTTCTTTAATATTATGGGATACATTTTGTAAGTTAACTACTGAACTTTCTGGATGGTCAAGTTCTCCCATAGCTATTCTTTGTGCTATAAATTCTTTATGATACTTTTTAGCTTCACGAGTTAATATTTCTCGTGGATAAACTCTACCATTTTGGTTTTTAGCTTCTGCACGTTGTAATACACCTCGAACAATT